CTCACCCGAATGGATGAAGATTCATGATTCTTGTAAGCTCTGCTTATACTGCAATCATGAAGTTGGGATGGAATTAATCGAAAAGCGATTGAAAGAGCATAATTCCATTTCCGGATCTCCCTCGGAACCTAACGATAAGGTGGAGGTATTCCACGATTACTGCCACAACTTAAAGTTGGAACAAGACTTTAAGTCCAAGCCTGTAATCATCACACAAGAGCATTTAGATATGCTTAATTCCGCCTTGCAGATGTTCACTCCAAATCTTGATGTTTCCGTATCCACTAACCAAACTGAAGCTTCCAATTATTCACAAAAGTTTGTGCATGATAAATCCATCGATGAGATTTTCATGATGGTAAAAAGAATGGAAGCCGTTGCCGCAATGTGGAGCATAGCTTATTCCAAGGAAAAAGGTAGAATTGAAACTCGACTTGCGGAACGTCAAGCAATAGCCAACAAGGAATTATTGCAGGCTGACGATCGTATCGAATTTGAGAAAAAAAGAGAACGCAAGCGCGTTCTTGATGCTAAAAATGGGCTGATAAGCCCAGAGGAAAAACAAAAAGAAAAGGCTATTGCCGCATTCATGAAAATTGGATTCACTCGTGAATCCGCAATAGCACAAGTAAACGCAGCGAAAGAATCAAATAAACCGAATTGAATCGAAAGGATTTTATGCTACGAAGTAGAATGGAGATTCCATTATCAACGGAAAAAGAAACTCCGTATTGTCTCAATTGCGGCCATCCGCCGCATGAAGGAAAATGTGGTGAACCAATTTATGACAATCATGGATACAATCGAGACAGAATTTGTGATTGTGACAAATCGGTGACGAAATGAGACTCCAAGAACCTTGTCCTATTTGCACAAAGCCCCTAGTTTTAACAGAGGAATTAGTAATTGGAAGTGAAGAAACTTTCAATTTATAAATGTGGCCATTCCTTTTCCGGGCCTCTAACGGATGTAACGAAATTTGTTGAGCAATTAGATTTTACATCGAAAGATGGCAAGAAAAAAGCTCGACATTACCAGGAAGAGGGTGTTAAGTTTATTTTTGAATCGGGCTTTAATTGTATTATTGCAGACCAGATGCGGCTTGGCAAGACTCTTCAGAGTTTACTCGCATTAAAGAATGCTTACAAAGAACGTACACCAGTTCTCATTCTCGTAAGAAGTGCGAACCTATGGCAATGGATTGAGGAATATAAAATTTGGACAGATACTCTCCCACTTGGAATATTCCCCATAATCGGTAGCGCCAGCTTGATTCCGCCCGGATTCAGTGCCTACATTGTATCTATGGATACTTTCAGTCGAAATGGGATGGCGGGAAAACTTTTGGCATTTGGTTTTAAGCTTGTCATTATTGACGAAGCTCACTCATTTAAGAATACTGAGAGCAAACGCACTCAGGCTCTGATTCAATTCATTCAAAAAATCTCAACCAAGGAGATTAAGAAGATAATCCCCTTGCATTGTGTAATGTGTGACAATGAATGGACGGAAGAGTTTTCTATTAAATTGGAATTAAGAACTCCGATAGCAACTGGTAAATCCTACCACAATTCTCAATGTCCTAAATGTGGTTCCAAATCCGCAACGATTACTGAAAAAACAGAACTGATGAAACAACAGGAACGTTGCGGTATCGTAATGCTCACTGGAACTCCTATTAAAAATAGAGCCGATGAGTATTTCGTACCATTGAATCTCCTAGCACCCCAACGATTCTCGTCTCTAGAATCGTATCGAAGGAATTGGTTGGTTCAAAATGAAAAAGGCCAATATTCTCGCGTCAATCCATATAGACTTGAAGCGTTCAAAAAAGAAATTGCACCTTATGTACTCCGAAGAGAAAAAGAAGATGTTTATACAGATTTACCCGAACTCAATAGAATGTTCTCGGTTATTACGATTGAAGATGAAAGACTTAAAGATGCTTATAATAAAGTCCTTGACAAATTAGAAATGCAAATGGATTCCCGTGAGAAATTTAATTTCTTTGATTCCATTGGCGAATTAATGATGCTGAGGCAAATTTGTGGAATGGCTAAAGTTCCTTTCGCTGCGGATTATGCGGAAAGTATGCTTATGGATTCAGATAATTCTCGCATTGCTATTGGTATTCACCACCATTCTGTCCGTGATAATTTAGCCTATAAGCTTAGTAATTTAGGAGTATTAAAGCTTAGTGGTGAGGATAGTGCGGAACAAAAATTCAACATTATGAAAAAATTCGAGCATTCACCGGAACGTATTCTCATAATCAATATGTTGGCCGGCGGAGTCGGAATGGATTTTCATTATTGTAATAACATTCTCGTTCTTGAACGACAATGGAGTTCTGCCGATGAAGAACAATTTGAATATCGATTCTATAATCCGGACAAAAGTATCAAAACTGCAAGTACCAATGTCGAGTATATCATTGCGAAAGGGACGATTGACGAGTTCTTTTACGATCTTGTGGAAGAAAAACGAGCAATCTTCGGAGAAACTATTGCTAATAACTGGTCCCTCCAGGATGATCCAACGTCATTTAGAGAATTATTAGAAAGGACAGTAAATTCAAGGTTGTAAAATTGTATGACTAAAGAACAAGAATTATTAGCCATAATTCTAAACAAAATTCTAAAGGATTATGGAGAATGGAAACGGAAACATGAAAAGACTAATCCTCGTTCCCGCTCTAAGCATCGTGCTAATGGCAAGCACAACAGGACCAACAAGACCCATTAAATTTTATGCAGGAAATCCAATTACACAAACTGGTGGATTGCTTGAAACTATTAAATTGGTTTTAAGTTGTATCCATTTTTAGGTACAAACCCTTGGAGGAGTATGAGAACCGAAAAAGAAATCCAAAAAGCTCATGACATGCTGGATTCCGTTCTCAATGACTATGTATTAGTATCAAGAGAAAATGATCCAACATCTTTACTAATAACAAAAGTAATGATGGAACAATCTCATGATGTACTTTGTTGGATTTTAGGACATGAAAGAGGAGAAGAGTTTGAAAAATTTATGCTTGATATTGAAGCGGGATTATTTGCAAAAGGTGTTGTTTTCACCGATCCAAATGATCCTGAACCTAATCTAAAGGAAATTTTTCCTAATGAAGAAACAAACAATAATTCTTGATTCCTCACAAATAGATACGTTCCTTACGTGTCCATCACAATGGGATTTTGGATACCGCCAGAATCTTACATTAACTGATGCTGATGAAAAGGAGGCAATTGCTGCGGGTACGTTTGGGCATAAATGGCTTGAAATTTATTATACAAATCGTATGTTAAATAAAAAAGCCAGTGAATCAGCTTCTTTAGCAAATTCTTTTGATCCTGATAAAGCCGATGAACCTGATAATCACCAATATCCATTATCAAAAGAAATGCGTCATCAAGTTTTGCAACGAATGCAAGAATATTGGATGACTTATTTGGCAGATGATTATTTGCCTGATTATAAACATAAATATGAAATCCATATTGTAAATGATTTACCAGTTGATTGTTATACAAAAATACCTCTAATCGAACAAGGCTTTAGTCATAAACTATTTGACTCCCCTGAATACTTGTTTATTCTTGAGGGTCGAATTGATATGCTCACTAGCAGAGCTAACAATCAATTGTTCATGGATCACAAATTCCAATTAAGAGAGCGTAAGCTATATCCAAAATCAATTCAATTTAAGAATTACGGTTTAGTAACAGGCTGCAATTTTGGAATTATTAATTACATTCGACTTCACAAAGAGGTAAAAACATCAACACTTGTTCGTGAACCTATTAGTTTTAGTGCAATGGAATTGCGGAGATGGAGAGCGGAACTCATAGGAATTTATGTGGATATGGCTAAGGAGATTAACAATAGCCTCGGATTTACCCACAGATGGAATGCGTGCTCTGGTAAATTTGGTTATCCTTGTCAATTTACTCATATTTGTGAAGAACCGAATCCGCATACGGCTAATCTTATTAAGGTGCAAAAATACAAGGAGAAAAAAGAATGGAAACCGTGGTAAATTTCGATACAATCGTTTATATAGATTTTAAACCTGTTAATCCATTAGATCCTGATGATATGGATTTTTCACGTCCAACAAGAAGTTCAACATTAACAAGTAATTTAAAAATTAATTGGAATTCTGGAACAGGTGTTATGCATATGGTAGGAGAAGGTGTTAATATAATAAAAGAAATCAAATATATTAGTTATTTTGAAGCAGGAGTCATCAGAAATGCCAGTTCTTAATCACATTCACCAATACATCCGAGTTAAAAGAACAGTTAGGGATGGCAAGCCATTTCTTTTCATGTGCGCCCATCCTGATTGTTCTCATCGGAACGAAAAGAAATTTATTGAAGGAAAGCATTCCATTTGCAATAAATGTGGATCTGAATTTGTTCTCACTCGTGAGGATCTTCGCAGAAGCAAACCAGTTTGTGTAAATTGTTCACAAACAAAAGAAGCAAAATTGCATCGTCAGATCCGTGAAGGAGTTAGTGAACTATTCCCAGAAGAAAAACAGGAGATTACAACCTTATGACAAAACTTTACATTGTTGCTCAAGATGAACAGGGTGTTTTAGAAATTCTTGGTGATGGCGGAGGTACTGAGAATAAAGAAGAAGCCAAAAAATTTCTTGATGAACCTAACAATTATTGTTTATATTCAATAACTATTGAAAAGGAACCAATATAATGACAAAATATTTTTGTGCAACTGATGATAGCCCATGTTTTCTTGACCCAGATGATATTCACGATTCCATTGAAGAAGTTAAAAAGGAAATAAGTGAATATGAAGAAGGTGATTTGAGAAATTCACTTAAAATCTACAAGATAACGGTGGAGGAAATTCATGAATGAATTGATTAAATCATTACAGGAACTGGAACATACAAAAGATTGTACAGTTAGAAATCCTCAATCTTTATGTTCTTGTGGTCTTTCAATAGGTCGTCAATATATGGATTTTTATATTGACAATCTAAAAATTCAAAAACGAAACGAAGAAACGGAAAAAATATTCGATCATGCCAAAACTAATTGATATAACTCCTGACCAACGATTTGTTGGCCTTTTCATAGGTGAGAGCGGAACAGGTAAAACTTGTGCAGCCGCCTCGTTTCCTAAACCAGTTCATATTTTAGATTTTGATGGTCGTATTAGAGGTGCCATGAATCTAAAATTCCTTCCAATGAATGATATTACCTATGATTATTATCCTCCGCGAGAACAGGGAATGGTCAGCAGGCTAAATAGGTATCTCGAATCATTAGAAGTTAGTGCCTCAGTTGGTCAACCAATCCCCAAAACATTAGTCTTAGATTCCCTCACAAGTGAAACTTTTGCAATGTGTATGCAGGCAATTCCTCTTACACATAATCTTGACAATAAAGGTTCTGACAAGAGAAGTGGTAAATATTTAGGTGTAACTCCAATGTTAGGGCCAGAAGATTATGGATTTGAAGCTCAGGTAACTTACAGTATTTTAAGTTTTTTCCGTTCTATTCCAATTCAGAACATCATTTGTTCCGCCCACATTATTCCCACTTATGGGAAAAAAGATCCTGATAATCCTTACAGTGAGAATGTTATTATTGGGGAAAAATTGTCATTAAGAGATAAGATTAGTGCAAACATAGGAATTTACTTCGATCATGTTTTCCGTTTCCGTAAGATGATGTCAGGCGGTAGCGAGAAATTTACAGTTGAGTTTCGTTCTGAAATAGCTCGCACGGCTTATAGTCAATTACCTAATGGACAAACTGACATTACGGGTAAGAATTTCTATAGTGAAGTTATCATGAAAATGGTGAAGCCAGATGCCGTTGCCGTATGATCTTTATTGCATAAGCATTATTGTCTTCGATGATTTCACAGGTAAAGAAATTCACGTTTATCAAGACAAGCCAGATTGCACTAAAGATTTCGATAAGGTAATGAATGAGATTTATCAGAAGTTGAAGGAAAGGAAAGAAAATGTTTCTCGTTTGTGAAGTACTTACTAATAATAAACATTTAGTTGACGAGGAAGATTTAACATATTTTCTAAATTACATGGGAAATGATTGGACAGTTATTCCAATTAGAAAATGGGAAAGACCTCCAAAAAAGAAAGAACCAGAAACTCCAGAAGTGAAAATTGAACAAGGTAAAAAAGAATTACCAATTCCATTAAGCAGATTTGATGAACCGGAGGAACCATTTTAATAACGGCTTCATTTCATTCCGAAGGAAGCAGAAAGCGAAGTAAAAATGCCGATTCTGAAAATTACAGCAGCCGACATTCAAAAAACGAGAAACCTCGAACCTGGATGGTATGGTGCTAAAATTTGTAGAGTCCATCCTTTAAAGAAATCTAAAGAGGGTGATTCTATCAACCAACAAATTGATTTTGTTATCGAGGGTGGTCAAGGCAAAGAAATTCCAGTTACCTTTAATACTAAATTGATGGGTAAAATTGGGGATCTTTGGGTTGCCGCCTTGGGTAAACCATTAGAAGAGGGAACTTTTGACACCGATGAATTAATGGGGAAACCTGTCGATGTTAAAGTGCAACCTGTTCTTTACAATGGTAACATGATTGATAATATCGTCATGTATATGCCATATGGGAAGAGTAAGGAAGCACTTCCCTTCTAAACAAGTTTAGGTCCAATTCCACCGCAAAGGCGCCTAATACAAAATTATTCCTACGAAGATTGGGATAATGTAGGAGTTTTACTTCGTAAGAAAATGCCAAAACTAACATTCGGTGCTTACAGAGATCGTAACATTGAAGAAGTTCCAGACTCGTATCTTCAATGGGGAGAAATGAATTTTAAAGGTTCCTCTCTTGCAATGGTTCAAGATGAACTAAAACGTCGCCGCAATCCAGAACAAGGTAAAACAACGAAGTTAAGTCGTGCTCAGTTTGCAGAGCAATTAGGAATGCTTTTTGATAAAATCCCAGATGGACTTAACGATCAAACGGTTGTTTACAATGGTTATGAGATAAGGATTAAGAAGAATGCCTGAATTAAACACCAGAGTTTGTGACCAGTGCGGAAACATAAAACGAGATGCTAATCATTGGTGGGTTCTTTGGGCTAACAAACAAACTAAATCTCTTTACATTGCTCCTATTGAAAATGAAAAACTAGAAATGTTACCGGGTAATCTTTATATTCGTCTTTTTGCTTGTGGCCTTCAATGTCTTGATATTTTGGAACAACGGATTAAACAGGGAAAATGATCCAAGGCCACGGCTATCTTTCCGCCCCAATAATGTTAATAGCAGATGGTGGTTCTGATGAAGATATAACATCTGGTTATGCCATAAGCGGTTATCAAGAAACTGTAATGGCTCGATTTTGTAAAGAGAACAATATTAATTATCAGAATAGTACTTATCGTACAGCCTTCATTAAAGATAGGGTAAATTTAGTTAAACCAAAGGAAAATGTAAAGCTCATTAATGATGAATACAAGAAAATTCTCTTAGAGGAAATCAAAACCGTAGATCCAAACATTTTGGTTCCGCTTGGAGAGCATTCTTTTGCGTTCCTCACCAATCTTACTGGTATAACAAAGTTCCGTGGTTCCCTTCTACCTGCCCGCCCTGAGATAAACCCACACATAAAAGTAATTCCAGCACTTGGAATCTATCCATATTTAAATCAAGACTTCAAGATGAATTTTATCACAAGGCTTGATTTTGGACGGGTTGCAAAATATTTAGACGATCCAAAACCTTGGAAGGATGAAAATGTCTGGATCTGCCGAACAGGAGAACAGCTTAGAAATTATCTTGAACGACAATATAGCAGAGCTATTTTTCTTGTTTTTGATATTGAAACCTATGTTGGAATTCCGACTTGCATATCCTTGTGTTTTGACGGAAAAGAATCAGTTACTGTTCCATTTCTTGACAATTCAATTAGTCTTAGTGAGAGAGTACTCATGATTCACCTTGTGGCTAAATTATTGGCTAGTCCAATACCAAAGGTAAATCAAAACATTAAGTTTGATTGGAAGAAATTGGAGAAATTTGGATTTTATGTGCAAAATGTTGTTGGTGATACCTTACTTGCAACTTCCTGTTTATACTGTGAGTTTCCTAAGAATCTTGGTTTCCTTACTTCTATATATACTGATATGCCGTATTTTAAGGATGAAGGAAAACAATTTGATCCTACGCTTGGAAACAGAGATAAATTGTACTTATATTGTGCAAAAGACTCCCTGGCAACTTATCGGATATATGATCAGCAATTGGAAGAGCTTAAAGAAACTAACACAATTGGCGTTTATAATAAATTAATTGAAATCCTTCCTCTTTACAAAAGAATGGAAGAGCATGGCTTCTTAATTGATATGGAAGCTCGTGAAAAATTGGTTGCAAAATATGAAACGCTCTTTAATATTCAATTGTATAAAATTAGGAATCTCATTGGTAATCCTAGCTTTAATCCGCTTTCTAGTATTCAATGTCAGAAACTTGTATATACTGATCTTGGTTTTAAACCTGTCAGAGGAATCAAACACACGAGTACGGGTAATCCTGGGACGGATGAAGAATCGTTAGAATTATTAGTTTGGATGGGGGATGCCTTGGAGGGTTCTAATGAAATTTTACGGACTATCATCCATTGTAGGAAAATCCATAAAATATTGGAGTACCTTTACACTCCTTTGTATTTGGATAATCGTCTTCGTTGTGAATTTAATCTGGCGGGATCGGAAAATGGTCGTACCACTGCTAGCAGTACTACCGACAATTTTATTTATTTTGACAAGAAAGGAAAGGTAAAAATTCTTGATCTTGGCCGTTCGTTCCAAACTATTGCTAAACACGGCTTTGAAATTGACGGGGAAGAGTATGGAAAAGATTTACGTGATATGTTTATCCCTTCCCGCGGCTATTGTCTTGTTGAATGTGATCTTTCTCAGGCAGAGGCTAGAGTTGATGCAGTTTTGGCTGCTGATTTTGAGTTTCTTCCTATCTTTGATGGGCCTATTGGGATTCATCGTCTCACCGGCTCTTGGATATTCCATAAAGCGCCGGAAGAAATAAAAAAAGGCACTAGAGAATATCATGAGGCTAAAACGGCACGCCATGCTGGAGAGCGGGCCATGACAGAAATTCGTTTAATGATGATGATTCATCAACCTTTTAGAGATTGCAAACAAATCTTGAAGATATTTCACGAGAAACAACCAAACATAAGGAATGTGTTCCATGAAGAAATTAGATCTCAATTACAAAAACATAAGTGCCTCGTCGCACCTAATGGAAGGCGAAGAGACTTTTTTGGTCGTTACGATAAGGATCAAATTAACGAAGGAATCAGTTTCTTACCGCAGGCCATCGTTACAGACTATCTTAAAAATGGTCTTCACAGAACTTTTACAGACTGCTCGTTTGCAATACCGCTTGCAGAAGCACACGATGGATTTTTAGCGGAAGTTCCTATTGGAAACCAAGAGGCTTACGCTAAAGAATTTGAGAAGAATACAGTTGTAGATATTGATTTTTCCACTTGCTCATTAAGCCGTGATTATAAGCTTAAAATCCCAATGGAAGCGGAGTGGAGTGATACTAATTGGAATGAAATGAGGAGATTACAATTATGATTTGTACTGAATGTATGCAAAAAGGAAGGCAAAGACCTGAAAGAATTTTACATTCACACCAAGATTGTGAATATTTAACTGGAGCATATTGCGAAGGTGAGTACCATAAATTCCCAATTGATGCAAAAGCAAAAACTAAATGTTTTTGTGGTGCAGTAACAACAGAAGAAATGATTAACAGAAAAGTTAATGTTATGCCAGAAGGACAAGGACAAAGAACAAGAAGACGTCCTCGTCATGATTTAATTCCAGTTGAATTTCTTGATATGATTGCAGATATTTTTGAAGAGGGATTACCTAAATATGAAGATAGTTGGATGCTTGGCGGTGTAGATTTTCTTACTGATTGTCTTAATCATGCATCAAACCATTTTCATCGTGCATGTGGTAAAGAACTTTCTGTTAAACAATTGGCTAAAGTTGCATGGAATGTTTTAGTAGTTGCCTACCATATTCAAGGAGATCCTAACTTAATTAAGTTATTAAATAATCGAAAGAACAGAAAGAAAGTGTAAGGAAGAGAAAATATGAAACAAGAAGGAAAAGAACTTTATGAACTTTATCTTAAACAATTTGGAAATGTTTTTGCTCCAAAGTGGAATGAATTAAGTGAGGAATCTCAAGAAAACTGGGATAAATTAGCCTGGGATTTTTTGGATTTAAAAGTTAAACGAAAATGATGACTTTTAAGGCTCACAGTGTCATTCGTTTCCAACTACCTCGAACACACGAAGTATTATGAATCACCAACAAGTTTTTGGAAATGGTCCGCATATGCCACCATAGCAGGAGTATTACGTGATAATTGCTACTACAAACAAGGTGATGATTCCCTTTATCCTAACATTTACGTCCTGCTTCTTGCTGATTCTGCTGTGCAACGTAAGGATAGACCAGTTCGTCTTTGCGAAGGACTTTTGCAGCGGATTAATAATACTAAAGTCATCAACGGGCGTTCATCTATACAAGGTATCTTAGATGAATTAGCAAAAGGTGAAACAGATAAAAAAACGGGGCGAATCATTAAAGGCGGCAGCGCCATGTGGATTGCCCCAGAAATGAGTGCGGGTATTGTAAATGACCCTGAAGCTATCAAAATCCTCACGGATATCTATTCGTTTCGAGAAAAATATGATAGCCGTTTACGAACACAGGCTAATTTCTCCATCAAGAATGTGTGTTTCTCTTTCATGGCGGCATCGAATGAAGAATTATTACGTGATGTATATGATATCAAGGCAACCATGGGAGGATTATTAGGTAGAACATTTTTAATAGTCCCCAATGAATTTCGACCCGGCAATAGTCTTTTTGACCTCCAAATTGATGATACAAAGCACAGGCTCGTTAATCAACTAGAACAAATAGCAAAATTAAGTGGAAGTTTTGAATTTACAGATGATGCTAAGAAAGCTTATAATGAATGGTACATCCCTTTCCGGGCTTCTTACAAAAAGAAAAGTGATAAATCAGGAATTAGTGGACGAATCCATACGAGCGTTCTTAAGCTTGCAATGATTTTAGCTGTTAGTGAAACAAATGAATTAGTGATTCGCAAGAGTCATATTGAGGAAGCAATTCAGGAGTGTATTGATCTTATGCCAAACTATACGAAATTTCTCATGTCATCAGGTAAATCTTCATTGACTGAAGTAACAACACATATCCTTTCCGCCATGAATGATTCAAAAGATAGGATAATTAGTCGAAAGGTACTTTTGGAAAGGTTCTGGAATATTTTGGATCAAGGGGCGGAAACATTGGACAAGGTTGTAACAACACTAGAACAAGGGGGGATGATTCAATCAATGATGATAGACGAAGGCATTTCTTACAAGATGACACAAAGATGTGTCGATTTACTTTTTAAGGTGGAAAAAGGATGACCCTCAAGGAAATTGAAAAAAGGATTTTCCCTGCCATCTACAAGACACGCTCCGGCGAACTCGTAGAAATTACTGGATTAGCTCTTAAAGGGCAATTCTTAAATGATGATGGAAAGAAGCAGGATCTCTATTTTGTATGGGATTCTGAAGGAAATTTTCTACAACCTCAAAAACGTTATCCTACTAATAATAATGATATTGAAAAAGGGGATCTTATAGAACTAGTGAAAGGCCCTGACCGCGCGGACATTAAGACTAAACACATTGAAACAAATCACTAGAATTGATTATCAGGTTGTTTAGCTAATGCTCCAGCTGTTCTTACACCACCTTGATTAAGTATTCCAAGTGCTATTTTAGCAGCAGGGGATAAATTTTTCATAGCATTTACAGCAGCGCCTACTCCTCTACCAACAATAGGTAAAGCACTTCCAGCTGCACCTGCTATTTTTCCAGCCATTCCAAGAAGTCCTGGTGCTGCTCCAGTTAAAACATCAGTTCCTATATCAGCAGCTTGTCCAGGAAGTGTAGAAGGATTCTCTCCAAACAAATTTGGATATTTACTTTTTAAATAATCTTTAGCAGCTGCTCCTAATGCCGCCCCACCAACTTCTGGAAGTCCAGTTTCACCCGCACCAGGAATTAAAGCACCTACGGCTCCTCCTAATGCTGGTAAAAGTGCCACAGCTTTTTTAGCGTAAGGATCACCTTTCATTTGCTCCATTTCTTTTTTAGCTTGTAATCCTTTAATACGCTGTTGGTCATTCAGTGCGGCAGCCTGAAATTCACCATAGGATTTCCATCCAGCATCAGGGTCATAAACAGGCCATCCACCTTTTTCATATTGAATCTTTGGCATTATTGAACTCCTGTCGGTGAATCATAAATTGCTTTACCCATTTTAATGGATTGATTCATATCCAATGTATGACCTGATGATTCCATATCTGGATCTTTTGATTGAATAATATAAGCAGGAGTAATATGTTTATTATTCCATAAAAGATCCTGTTGGATTTTGGGCATTCCAGCTTCCGCACTAACAATATTATCATCCACCATTCTTCTTAAATGATGCCCAAAATCTTCCCCTTGCTGCATTGTTCCAATATTTCCCATTCCTTTTTGAGCTAAAAGCATATCGTTAGTATTCATACGAGAACCAGGATACTGTTGAGCTGCACGCATTACAGCAGGAATTTGAAGATTTAATTCATTAAGTTTATTTCTTAAATCAGTTGAGAATGAAGTATTAGTTATAGCAGCTTGTGCCCTTGCGTTTAAAACTGCTGCTTGACTACCAAGTTTACGTTCATCAGGTAATTGACTACTAACTGCCGCAAGGTCTTTTAATACACCTTCAATTCGATTAGCATTTTCAAAAAATTGATTATCATCTTTATTTAAAGCTTTACCACCTAATTGTTTAAAATTAGTATAAGCTCTAGCTGCTTTTGGATTTGTTAAATCAGTTGTGGCTGGCATAAAATCACCCACCATAAATCCATTAACAGCAGCCTCACTTTGTTCTGGAGTCATCCCATATTCTAATTGATTTCTTTGATATTCAGGACCAACTCTTATATGCTCCAATTGTAATGCAGTGGCTTTATCAAATTTATCCTTCTTCATTTGATAATCAATTTCCATCTGCTTTAGTTGTTTAGCATTAGCAAATTGTAGCCCAAGAAACTTTTCTTTAAATGGTTCTTCAGCTTCCGCCTCACCACCAGCTTTTGCACCAGCTATTGCACGAGCTTGAGTAACTGGAGTTTGTTGAACCTGTTGTTGCATTCTTCTTAATTCATCAAGATTAATATGAATACCAAGTTCAGGAATAGAAAAAGAACGAGTATCTGGAGTTCCACCAGGGGGTGTTCCAATTGTTCCAGGTAATATTGGAGTACCCTCATTACCTGTATTAGATAAAGCTTCAGGAGGAGTCCCACCAGCTAATTCTTCTCTAATTCCTTTATAAGCATTTAATTTATGTTCTGCTAATTCTGCTTGTTGTCTCTGATGATAAATATCAAGCATTCCTTTTTGATATTCATGTGCCTGCTCAAGTTGCTTTTCCGCCTGATCCGCTCTTTGCTGTTCAATTTGTGTCCGCTTTGATTCTTCTACTTGTTGTTGTTTTTGATAAGCAATTCTTTGAGCAAGTTCATTCCTCGCCAACATTTGCTGTTGACCAGAAATCATCGCTTGAATTATTGGGTGGATGTATTGTTCTTCGCCGGCCATTTTAACTCCCCATTCCAATTCCAGAAAGATCCCCAATATTATATCCGCTAAAATCAGGAGTACCTGGTGAAACTCCCATATTTACACCAGTACCACCATTCATCTGTTGCATAAGAAGAGGAAGCGAAGCCATTGTACCAGCGCCCAAACCAGAGAAAAGCCCAGCCATAGGATTACCACTAACAAGATTAGTACCTTGCTGAGTTTGTGTACCACTCTGCATTGTTTTACCACCACCAGTTTGAGTTTGTGTAACTCCAGTGGGAATAGCTTGGAAAGCACCCATTAATTGCTGTAAAGCTTGTTGTTGTAACTGACGCTGTAAAAGAGGAAGACTATTCATAAACTGAGCCTGTTGCCCAGTTCTAGCAAGAATATTTTGTGTTTGCCCTGTAGCTGCCATTGGACTAAAATTAAGTCCTCTACTAGCATAATTGGCAGCAATGGCTTGTTGTGCTGCATTAGAACCTTGATTAATTTGTTCTAATCCACTGGCGGCATAAGGTTGAAGATTAGTACTTTGATTATAGAGATTGGATGCTCCAGTAGTGAATTGTTGAATTAATGATTTCTGAAGTGGAGTTAAATTTGGTGTAGTTGTGCCAGTTTGATTACTAGTATAAGAACCTTGACCAGTATTAGAGATAGTTCCGCTAGTTTGAGTCTTTTGTTGTTTTCCACCACCAAACAATCCTGCAAGTCCACCAAAAGCTGAACCCAAACCCATTGTTAATGCGCCACCAAAAGGCATTAGAATTCTCTCTTCCAGACTTCCCAGGGTAATTTGGTTAGTCCTAATTTTTCCATTACACGTTTAGAAGCTTCATTCGATGGAAATGTGTAATAACCAGTACCGGGTTTTTTATCAAGCTCTACTTCAATAGCTTGATAAAGTTGTACAGCAATACCATTATTACGATAATTAGGCATTACATAAAGTGGACCAAGGTGAGGAATTAATTCAAATCCAAGCATTCCAACGATAGTTTCATCAGGTAATTCTGCTACCGCGGCGGTAAACAAACCTTTAGGATCTCTTAGCGATCCTTCTAATTTATAGAACTTCCTAAGCTTATGTAGTTCAGTTCTATCAATTAGTCGTAGATTAAGATTCTCTGACATTGAAGCCTCCAGTAAGAGCAAAACCACCTTTACGAATTAACTCCACAATCATTTGACTAACACGAGCATTTGTCACATTAGATTGCTTCATTCTTTCAACAATCATCTGGGATGTTCTAGCATTATTCAATGGAATCTTGATAAGTTCAGTAACCATTTGACTATTAAAAGCATGAATAACTCCACCAGGATTAGGAAAGAATGGTACAGTTTGAAGATCAGTAGTTGCTGCAATTTCACTAAAATATTGCCCATTGGCGGGTCCAGTAAATATCCAAGCATTACAAGTAGCTGAATTATTCCATGAAGTTGATATTGGTATATTAGAAGTTTGAGAATTATTAGCCATGAGAACTTTACCATCAACAGCAAGTGAAAATGTAAATGCAAAATAATTTACACCACTTTTTGGTAATGAAAAAATTGTAACATCAAGTTGGAATAATTGCCATGTCTTAATATACCAATCTTGTTCTTGTGTATTAGCAGTTGGTGAAGCCCCTGAAATACTAACAGTAATTGAACCATCAAGAGCAAAAATTACTGATAGAAGATCCAATCTACTATAAGGTGATACAGGATTAACTGATGCTAATGTAAAAGTTCCAGGACTTAAAGAGACATTTCCATCACCATAAGTTGACCACCATACCGATGTATTTTGTGTTATATAATTATTTAGATTAACATTAGTGGGAAATCGAATACTACCAAAAAGAAGATAGATAATTCCTGTCTTTTCATAAAACCCTGGAGCGGGAGTAGGACTAGGCTGACTTCCAGTGTTAATGAAAAGATCGTTGAAAACAATTCCTTCCAATTGAAACCCGGCGGGTACTCCATTCCCCGCGTTATAGGATTGGAAGGTATCATTGAAAATAGGTGTAAATGGCATTATATACTTAAGAGAACACCAAAATTTTCAGCATTAAATATGGCAGGTGTCCAAGCCACTCCATTATCAGTGTCAAGAGGAAAAATAAAATAATCATAATAATCATAAAGATATTGATCCGTACCATAATTATTTGATTGTGTAAATCCTCCAACAAGTCCATGAATGGCTCTTTTTCCCTCTGCATCTTTTTTAGCATAAATAAGAAGTTGTGCTCCAAGCAGGGTACCACTAAAACCGACTAGTGGTTGAAAAAGAAATGTATCTTTATTACCAATTGTATTTGTAAGAATGTAAGTAGTATCATCATCAGGAGGAATTTCGTGTAGCAAGCTATAGGAATTAGGATTCGAAGAAGGTTGAAGAGCCCATTGAATTGTTACATCACTAACTGGAATAAGTGCATTTATTGCTACATCCCCAAGAAATTGATTTAGTGTTGTTTTATTACCATTTACATCTAAAGTATCCGCATTAAGTACATAAATATCAGTAACATAACCAGTACTACCTCCGCCTTGAGGACCACTAACTTGTACTTGATTCATTTGTGCTGCATTAATTAATGTATCAGTACTATTAAATCCAGTATTACCACTAGCTCCACTAGTAAATACTTGACCATCTACACTTAAAGCACAAGTAATATTAATCGGAGTACCACCACCTAATGTAACACCAAATTCAAAATAATGAAATACATCAGCAGTAATATAAAGATGTTGACCACCACTATTATAAATTCGATTATTATTTCCACCAGTATAAATTGAAAGACTTAAATCAGTTTCAATTCTAACTTGTGCCATTGGTAAACCACCAGATAGCATAAGCATAAGGTTAATATTACCATTTGATGAAGAAGGATAATAATAAGCCATTCCAAAGAAGCGTTGACTTCTATAAGCAAGTGTCTTGGCAATAAATCCCGTTACCGCAATACTACCTCCACTAGTCCTTGTCGGAGACACAACATAATTGGATTGAGAATAAGAGGACCACTTCCGGCTTATTGGAATTTGATTTGCCAATAAGGTACCAGAATGAGCGCAAGAATCAATAAATTCAAGAGCCATTAAGATAATATCCTTGTAATATATAATTGAATAGTAACAAAAGAAGCGCCTCCGCCTTGAACTATTACAGGAACTAACTTTGCTCCAATAGTAAGTTTTGGAAGGGGTATAATAAAATTACTAACAGTCACTGGCCCCGCATTTCCAACAGGTAATGTTAAATTAGTATTCAACATATTAACACCATTTAATTGTAAATTTACTATTAATGGTACACCAGTAGGTGCTTGTGCCGTTGTTGGTACAGCTACAGAAATAGCAGTGGGATTCCCAACCCTATCCTCACCCACAATAAATGGAGGGCTTAATTGTCCAGTTATTACAAGTCCCGGGGCGGAAAACGGAATTGAATAGTGCTGATCTGGTGTCTTTGGTATTACAGGAATTACTGGTAATTGACTAAATATGACATAATCATTAGGTTCCGTGGCGGGTGCCGCTCCAGTAATTTTCAAACCCCTAAGATCCTGGTTCTTAGTAGAAACACGATCTTTCCATTGAGCAAGCTCTTTAATCACGATTTTTACATCTTCAAGAGTTTTTACTTGTCGCATACCTTAAGATAGCATTCTCGATGATAGGGCTTTTTATTAATAAACCTTACTGGATTTTCTACTTCTTGTTTACATAATTCACAAAGGAGTGCTTCAGGTAATGATCTATTCACACTAAAATAACCATATCCAATAGGGCGTAATTTCATTTTAGCATGACGATCTCTATCGTATTGAGTAGGTTCTGGCCTACCGTGCCAAGTTACTTCACTGGTATCCATTTTGAATCACTTTCCATCCCTGATGTACTAACTTTAAAATAGCAATCAAACCTATGAAAAGGAAAAGTACAATTACCAAGAGCCAAGCGAAGAATATCTGAGTTAACAGATTTTGGTAAATCAATTTGGTAGACATAATCAATTAAATTTTTTGGAGTGATTGTAGTGCTAAACAAGTTACCAACATCATAAAATGGATCAGTGGTATCAGCATCACCATATAAATTTACAGGTATTGATCCATTACCGGTATCAATAAGTCGTAGACGGATAGAAAATATTTTTCCAATCTTATCAAAACGAATTGGACCCAATTGATCGTAGGTTTTACCCACAGGTAATGTTTCGACATTTTCAGGAGTGCCCAACCCATAAAATTCAAAAGGTTGGGAAGTTTGGGATATGACCTGTCCACCGTAATCAATACCAAATGTATCACTCGTGAAATAATATAACTGCGTGGTTTTGCCCGTAGTTGTATATGAAACTCCGGGGAAAATGACTCCATCCACGATCGGTTGAAAAGTGACTGGTTGCCCATATGTGTCAATTACGAAAGGTAGAGTTCTAATTCGTTTCCGCGCGGCCACTCCAAAATTCTCATTTGGAATACGATAATATTCGAGTCGGGGCGGAAGTTTTTCAATTAATTCTGGAGTTACTACTCCATAGAATTCAAATGGATGTCCGTCAATTGCTACTAAAGTCCCTCCAACTTCAATGGCAATTGTATCTGACTGAAAGAAATACTCGACAACTCTTTTCTCAGTTGTATTATAGATTGCTGGAGCAAGTAAGTTTCCGTCAAGCTTAGGGGTAAATGTAACGTTACTCCCCCTTGTATTAATCTGAAATTTGTATGAACTATGTCGTTTACGATCTGGTGTTCCATAATCATTATTTGGAATTACAAGATATTCACATGGAACGGGCATTTTCTCAGACACAATTTCCTGATCGTTAAGCCCGTAAAATTCGAATACTCCGCCGGAAAGGATACCATTAATATCAGTACCTATTTGTTCTTGTGTAAAATAGTAGATATAAGTTTGTTTAAGTGGTGTAGAAAACACTCTAGAAGTTGGAAGTACTCCAGTATTACTATTATCAATAAGAGGAGTAAAGGTAATATTATTCCCCAGTGTGTCAATAACAAATGCGTAGTTAACAATTCTTTTCCTACTAGCTGTTCCCAAATTGGAAGGTTGAATAACCATGTAATCCAATTGTTCCGGGCGGGGATCATATTCAATTGTCATCTCATATAGTTTAAATGTTAAAAGAGCAGAACTATAAATATTATTAATTATGGTACCATTATCTACAATTCTTATTGAATAACGAAATCCTAAGGTAAAATTGTTAAGAGGAAAGTATACAGTGGTTAAACCAGATGTATTAAAAGAACCTACAAATTGATAAGGACTCCCTTCTTTATCCTTAGCAATATAAACAGAACATCCAACACCACCCGTGTCTACAATAAGCTTGAGGGTAAAGGTATCCTTACGATTTCGCGGTTGACCATTTGCATCGAAAAAGGTTCTAATCTCAAGTGGAAAACCTGAGATTTGATTTCCGCTGTTATCAGTAAATCCTAAACCACTATCTAAAAGGTAAATATCGCCACCAGTGGAACCCGCAAATTGATTGTACCCTAAGAGAACTCTGTTCGTTTGAGTAGTAAATAAACTAATAGGATCAGTAAACTGAAATCTCCAATAATTGTTAATAAGATCATAAATAAAAAGTCTTTGTGTACCATCAACAGAAGGGATAGAAACCATAAACCGATTCTTACCAACTGTCATTGGATAATCAGCAAATTGTGAAATTACGAATGGAGGAACATCCCCTCTAGTTTCACCATTAAAGAAAAGCCGAAGTTGCTGAGGAGTACTAACCCTTGAAGTTCCACCAGAACTTACATATTCCGAGGCTCCTAACAATGTGCTATTACTTCCGGCGGTAGCCCTAACTCCATCGGCGGCCATATAGAAAATAACACCAGCAGAAGAACAAGCATTAAATGTAATAGGAGGATGATTCTCACCAATAGGATTTATACTAACGTCTAACGTTCCGTCGGGGAGCGGTTGAAACGTTCCTGTTAATTCATATAGATTTTTTGTAGTACCAAGCATACATACATTATTAGTAAGTTTTTTAATCCATAGATTTTTTTCTGAAGGATCTCCAAAAGCTTTAATTGTATAACGGGAATCAATAGCATCAGGATTAAGAGTATCACTTATATAAATGAAACCTAACCCCATGTAAAGCATTCTATTATAAAAAAGACCTTCAACACAATAAATAGTATCATTCAATCCACTTAACAAACCATTCCGTTGAACGGTAACAAGAAATGGATTCAATGGTAAATTTATTTCGAGGAGCGTAGCATCACTATTATTATCAGTAATAGGAGTGCCAGGAGTAGTAATTCCAACTCTATAATATTGGTCAAGATTACCTCCAAAGCGATAAATCCAACATTGGTTTACTTGAGCTTCCGCAGCGGCAGGAGTAATTACAGCTTCTCCATTAACTATAGTAACTTGAGAAGTAGCAAGACTAGGAGGACTTTTAGCTTGATAAAAACCATTATCATTTACATTAACTTGAATGTAACTATAAGTACCGTTTAATGTACCTTGTACTCCACCATTTACAGTTACATGTTGACAAGTCACATTAATTTGTGAATTTGCCTGAATAGTAAATCGTATTGCGGTAATTTTGGTCCAATCAGTTATAACTGGAAGACTAGTAACTTGATGTGTAATAGGATTGAAAAAAGCTTCCCCTAATGCTATTTGTTTAAAAATTCCACCTGGTCTTGTAAATGACCCTCTTGAAGTTGCTAACGTGGTCATTTGTTGTGGTCCCTGACTTAATGTAGAGGGATCAAATTCATATGACCATACATTATTAGCATCTACAATAAACTCCAATCGTATAAGTGTAATAACAGTGGGATCATCAGGAATTATTTGGAAACTAATTGTATCATTTAAAGGATTATCACTAGCTCCTCCAGCAATTAAAGTAGTGTCAGTAGGACCACTAAGAGTATCTAAAATAATACCTTGAGTATTACCAGATGTTAGTAATATATATGCACCATCACTACTACTAGAATTAAGTGTTCCAACTGGAACTGTGTAGACACCTGTAAGATTTTTTTGTGGTTGGGATATATTTGTAACTGCTGGAAGTCCTGGAACTTGTAATCCTAAATTTTGTACAACACTGCTTGAATCTTTAAGTCTTGTACTACCGGCGAAGACGATCACCTCCCCTAAACAATCACCAAAAGCACCTTTATCGGTACCACTTCCGATAACTGTTGTATCACTAAAATCTCCCTTAGCAGATCGTATAATTTGTGTTGAACTTAATCCAAGTGATGCCCAAATGGCTTCTTTGTTTCCAGCCAAAATCTTGGAATAAATTTGATATGGAAATGTACTAAAAGCTGAGGCATTAAGTCTTTGAATTCCTTGAGTTAAGCTTAATACACCTAGTTCATCAAGATAACAATTATCCATCCGCATTAATCCATTAGGATTGCCATTAACAGCATCTTCTGATGGAGTATAACCGAGTGGCCAATTTTGTTTAGTTAAATTCATTATGGATTACTTACACCTGGAACATCGTTTAAGTAACGGCGGAGATAAGGATTCAAAGAAGTCCCCATTACTATTCTAATTGCATCACTGAACATAAATCCATCACTAAATTGTAAACCAGTTTGGTAGGATAATGACACAAGATCGTTTAGCACTAATGTATCATTAAAGCTAAGATTTACAGCAGTGAATATTGATAAAAGCATTACTGAAATTGCATCAGTAAATGTGAAGCTATCGCTTGGTGAAAGGTTAGCAATTGGAGCAAGAAGAATTTGTACAAAATCAGTTAATGAAAGCTGATCTATTAATTGAGCCATAAAAAGAGAACTTAATTTAATTTGATCTTGTAAAACAATTTGATCAGATATGAGAAGAGGATTAGAAGTAAATTCTGTAAAAGCATCACTTAAACTTATAGCATCAGAAATTGCAAGGGTTATAACTGCGAGTGGTTGAACAACAAAAGAATCCGCCCATAAAAAACCATCACTAAAAACTTCTGGTATTCCAACCCAATCAGTAATTGCATCACTTAAGGAGATGGAATCATTAACAGAAATAAGAAGATTATTTACAAGATTAAAAGCATCACTTAAAACTATTGAATCTACAAATGGAAGTGAATTTAATTGTACGCTATCACTTAAGGAAAGCTGATCTGATTCAGTAAGATTAATTGCGGTAGGAGAACCAGAACTAGTTCCTACATAAATCTTTTTTGATTTGAGAAGAATTCCAGGTATATTAGCGAGATCAAGGATCTCAGGTGAAGTTAGTGGTCTTTGCCACATTCCTACATCACGAATATTACCCTTAATATACCTCCCGCTTCCGAATGGAGCACCACCACAAATTCTTGTAAATGTAGCAGCGCTTCCTCCTAAACTTGTAAAGGCATGAGTCTCTAATTGTATTCCATTATAAAATATGGAACAATTTTGATTATTAGTACCATAAAATACCATAACCAAATGTACCCACACACCAAATGGAATTGTAGAAGCTCCAATTGGATCGGCACCCGCCCCATTGTTATAAAGAGATACAGTTTGACCGCTTGTAAGGAGCCAAGTCCAATTACCACCATCAGCTTCATTACTAAAAAGAGAATTGTATCCTTCTGTTGAAGCAGTCCAATTTAACCAAAGAGAAAGTGTAAGACCAGCATTTAAATCCCCAGTAGTTTTTGAAATTGGAACTTTAATATAACTAGAACTACCAGAAGCATTGAGAAGTAGAATTGGTCCTTGAGGGCCTTCTCCCCAAGAATAATTTGATCCAATAATAGCTCCAGGTGCTCTCCCTAATAAATCCCTGACAAGAGCACCCCCACCATCATCGCATGGCCAATATCCAATTAAATCTTTTGCTAATGGATGGCCAACATCCAAATAAGCACGAGAATGATTGAATATTGGTTTCTTTGGATAAACTAATAGGGCCATTATGCCACAGTTGCGTAGGCTCCTTGATACCACGCGGAAGCAGTAGTACCATCAAAAGCTGCGCCAGATTTATTTTCTACAACAATCCCCCAATGATCTGGTAATACTCCACCAAATGCTGCGGCAACAGAAAAAGGTCCAGCTTCATATGTAACACTATTAGCTACAATGTTAACTATACCAATAATTCTCATATTTGGAGGACTTGTAAGGGTAATAGATCCATCTGTTCCTGTAGCACCATCAGTATAGGTGGTACCACCATCAGCAGTACCGTAAGCATAAATATTTGCTGTACCTGTGGAGGAAGTCGAGGCGGAGGCAGATTTTATCTTTACAAAAACAAGTGCATCAAGATAAAGATTACTCGTATTATCAATAGCTGTACTTTGTCGTTGTCCATTATTTGCTAATGATGTTAGTGTACAAGTAATAGACTGATTACTAGTTCCAAATGCTTCTTTAACACTGGCCATTGCAAAAAAGATGAATGACAGTGCCCACCAGGCAATTACTAGGAAGTGATGTTGCATTTTTCCACCTCAACAAACGTTCCGTCTATTTTTCCACCAAAATGCTTGGCCATTTCTTCTTGTTTAAAATAAGGATGTATATTAATACTAATTTTACCTTTACAAACACGTTTCCATTCTTCAAATGTTTTATTGTCAATCCAAGTTAAATGAGCTGAAACTACTACCCAATCGAACTGTTTGGCTTCAAAAGGTAAATTATTATAAGATAACCGATAATCCGCTTGAGGATCATCATAGTCTGTACATCGTGTGATATCATAAGTTTCATCAATAAGATCAAGATGAGGACCAAGCATTAAACATTTCTTGTCCTTAGTAACACCTTTCTGACGATAAGGGAGCGAACCTTTCGGTAAATTATAGGATTTCCCACTATAAATATCAAAATGCTCACATATAACGGATGTGTCAACCATTATCCTAAAATCAGTTTCTTCAAGAACTTTTTTACAGAAGAATAAATCTTCAGTCCAAGATTCAGCGGAGTTAATGCCATCGAGGTATCTATCTCCATCCACCGTCTTAAAAAATGGACTAGATAACTTTCGTAGACAATCAACCCTAATGAGAGTGCAATCCATACCAATGCCAGTGCAATCAAAAAACTCCCCAATTTTCCAATCCCAATAGGCCCCCCGACCATTGTCCTTGAAGATAAGTGGGTATGGAATATCTGTTTTAGAACAATAAACTCCACCTACAACTCCTATAGAACTATCATTCTCTAATCTGAATATTAGTTGTCGCAAGGCATGTGGAGGAATGATAACATCATCACCAATAAAGAAAAGGTATTTAGCATCTACAGCTATCGCTTGCTTAGAAAACGCTTCACGCGCATCCGCCACTTCTTGTCCTTTAATAATGCTAAAATTAACATTATAGTTAATTGGTGGATTAAGAGCTTTAAAAGCCAATGCCCAATCTAAATTAACCGGACGTCCTAATGTTGGAATTGCTATCAAAATTCCTGGTCCAGTACTAAGTAATTTTTTCATTTGAAAAGAACATGCTCCAATCCACTAATTACTGCACTAAGAATCATTGCAATAATACTAATCCACTTTAAAGAATCTTTGAAGCGGGTACGCATTTCAAGCTTATAATCTTCAAGACCCCTTAATCGTGTTTCTATTTTTTCACGATCTTCATTAACAGCTTTTCGCCAATCTTCAATTGTTCTAATTTTATATTTTACCTGCCAGTACTTGTCGCGCTCTTGGATTTCATCGGAGTCGTGATTTGGTGGCATTTATGGTTATCCATTGTCCTTAAAATCACAAAGCGACAAACAGGGAAAGCAACAATTAAACAAAGAAAAACAACAGTAATTTCGACCATCCACTACTCCATTAACCACTAATAGTATAGGTAATGTTGAGAGTATTCGACGTAGCTTTAACAAATGAAGCATATGTCGCATGGGCTAACATTGTACCTCCAGCGGATGAATTGAATAAACCTACTTCCGCCAAAGTAGTATTTGCCTGATTAGTAGCGAAGCTAACCTGAGCTTGCCATGAAGGAGGATTACTGGTTAAGGGAGTTGTTAAGAATGTACCAATACTAATTCTTGTGACTTCCAGATTTAAACCAGTATCAGCAGTAGTTGGGGCGACAGTTGAACTTCCTATGGCGAGGTACGAGATAGTCTGTGAAGTTACAATATTAACACTTTCCAATTGACCAAGAACCCATGATCGTCCAACTGTAACAAGGAGATTTTCAAACATCATCTCCTTAATGAGTTTTCCATCAGGATCTCCTAAGACCATCCTGATGGAACCACACATCTGAATTACATCAGTTAATTGTTCCATTTCAGTAAATTACCCTTTCGAAATTACTTGGTAGAATTGGCCTAGGATACCTAAAGCCGTCAATGGTTAGCAAACCATCTTCAATAGCATAACGTTTTGCAACGTATGCTCCTTGATTAATATGAATAAAACGTTCAATCAAATATTTGTACTTATTCTCATAATAAGCTGAAGCTTTAAGATTTTGACCTTTTCCTTCTGCTGAGAAAGCCTTCCAAAGAGCATAAGCTTTACGAGTGCGTCGATCTATATAAGATGGGAGGAGTGAAGTAGGATCAGAAAAAGTTGAATCAATATTGCGCCAACATGCAACAATACAAGCTTGATTCGAGGTAGCTGTTTCCGGGAGGGGTGAATAAGGATTCTGAGCATTAGCAGATAAAGTAAGATTAGGAGTAGGGTACAATCGAATATCGTAGGGGTTAGTCGGATGCTTGGCGTAATATAATGGCCGACTTTGTACTGTAGGGACAGTATCGGGAACATTGGCATTAAGAACCACAGTAGCTGGGGATAAATAAGTTAATTCATCCCAATTGACAGGATCCAATTTTCTCCCCAACCATGATATTCTTGACACTGTTCGTACAAACGAAGGTAATGTATAAACAGATATACCTTGAAAAACGGCGAGGCAGAAACGGTAATAAATAAGTGAGGGAATGCGTTTGTTAATGTCTTGTTCGGCATCAGTGCTTAACTGTGTTAAATAGGAGTCTGACCAGATCATTCTAAAACCAACATTTATTTTTTAATTTTTTGTATTCTTTTTCTTCGTAAATGTTGATCCAAGTAATCACACCAATTAAAACAATTAATACTATTCCACAAAAAATCATAATTACCTCAATGAGATTTGTCTATCACTGTTTCTTCTGTTCTTAATGTAAACACGAAGAGTTTCAATGTTAGTATTATAAGTCTCAAGATATTCAGAAGCCTTATCAAATTCTTGCTGCATTTCCCAGAGATCCATTATATTGTAAGATTCGAGTGCCGTAATATGATCGTCAGGTATAGGAATAGGAGTGTTATCGTCAAGCAGAGGAGCGGATGCAATATAGAAAATAATAAAATTTCCATAATTGACTCCGCCGGGTTTCTTGTAAATAGCCACATAGCGGTGACTAATTGGGACAAAATAGTATGGAGTTCCATAAGCCGTCTCCCAATCTATTCGTACCTGGTCCAAATGCTTTACTGACGTAGGAATAAGAAAACGATTAATAACACGATTAAAAATTGCAATTACTCCGATGTAATTTGGGAGCAAGCTCAATAAGTCATAATAACTAACGTTTTGCTGAAAGGGAAGTTGAGCAGAGGCATATACACATCCAGAAAAAGCTACAACTTCATCAAGGCCATCTTGAATTGAATCATTTACACTTTGAGTGTCATAATAACTACTGTTATTAAACTGATTTGCTAAGCGATTTTGTAAATCAACCCTTGTCATACTCTATGAATTGAAGGGATTACTTCTTGAATACTAACTGGAGTTCCTGGAAGACCCATTTCTTCACATATTACTCTTTCACGATAACTAGGAGCAGGATCTTTTACAGCTAACATAATCGAATTATAAGGATCTATGGTACTTTCAGGGGCATATTTTATTCTATAATAACCACAGGATTCTAAAATAAGCTGTAATTCAACAGAATTAACGGCAGTAACATGCTCGTCACCCTCCCAATAACGGCGACCATAAAGAGTTTGTAGCCAATAGTCTCTTTTACTTAAATCATTAGATTCAAAAGTTTTAATATAGTTCTCAGCACAAATACGCCATTCAGGATAACCTACTACCAATCGTCCATTGGGAATAAGAACTCGTTTGATTTCCATAAAAATAAAGTCCCAATAATGGCGTTCAATATGTTCAGGACCGTGCATAAACCAAATTTCTTCAACACTTGAATCTTCAAATGGAAATGGCTGTTTGGTAATATCAAGTAAAAGGTCTGGTTTAGTTATAGGATTCTTATCAACAGTAGTAAAACCTTCTTTTTTAGCAGGACCACTACAAAGATCAAGTTTCATTTTTTACCTCCAATAATTCTGGTACAGTTGATTCTGATAAAAATTTCAACGTGTCATCAATTCGTTCTTGACGACTCTTTCCTAGTGGTTCATTAGGTTTATAAAGCTCACGTAATCTTTTAACATTGAAGTCTGTTACACCATCCGCCATCATTATGTGTGTTGTTGGTACTCGTGTGTGACAACAAATTGTGGGTTCAGGATCTAAAGTGTACCGTGCCTTATTACAGAAATATACATCTTCTGTATGATTTGGGCCTGTAAGGAACCACGGAGGAGCTATCGCCTTGATTAAATCAACCTTAATAAGTACGCACGAAAACCCAACAGCAGCACAGCTAACAATCCCATCATCCCCAACATGTTCTTCATAATCATCATATGTGGTTAAATATTCCGCTGTCGCTCCGGTACTATCCACAAGCCGGCGAAATGATTTAAAGAACATCGGGGCGAAAGGATAACCCCGAATGTAAGTTAAAGCCATGATACAATCTTTATCAGCAGCTTTAAGTACACCATAAGTTTCTGGTTTAATCATTACATCATCATCAATGAACATTATGTAATCACATTTATGTTCAATTGCGATTTTTGCTGCTGCATTACGCATAGAATCAATTGCCATACGATAGGGTGTAAAGAAAACAAATTGATCCTCTGGATGGGCCAATTTTAAATTTGTAAAGAATTTCACATGATTAGCATAAACATGGCTGTTAACTGATTCTAAAACATTAACACCTATAAGTACTTTGCTCATATTCTCCTTAAATTAAAAAGGGGGGCCTCTCATAAGGAAAGGCCCTTTTCAGTTTTTCCTTACAAATATGCAAGGAAAGCATTGACAGCAATGGTGCTATACAAAATTGCACTTCCTGCTGATATAGTCGAAACTCCACCACCACCTAAACTATTAATAGCACTAGAAGCTAGAGCACTAACAGTAAAGGTTTGAGCCAAAACTGCATATTGACCCATTTGTAGAGCACCACTAAGATTAACAACAACAGAATTACTAACATTAGTAGCACTTGCACTGGCATAACTTCCACTAACGGAATATGCAGTAGGCAGACTACCAATATCAGAATAGGCGTCATAAGAAAGAGTAACAGCAGTAGTGGCACTAGAATTAAGATATTGTGTAACAGCCACAGTTGAAGTTTGCGGCTGTAAAAGATCCCCAATACTCCCACTACTAGTACTAAAACTAGCAGAACTGCTTGCACGAGTCTGTGCTACTAATCGTAGAGATTGGACGAATCCCCAAACTTGTGCTTCTCCATAACTACCAGGGCCTAATCCAAGATTACCAGCACCCTGTTGTTGTTCTGAAGAAACAATACCAGCAAAAAATTGAGAGGCTGCTCCAGCACCAGCACCCGCTGCATTTTGAACATCCAGCCCAATTGTGTTAGGATTTGTAGTTACCGCTGCCATTGTGAAATAGCAGGGTGCGCCGTTTGGAATTGTTATCGTAGTGGAAGAGTTCCTTACTACGACAAAAGCTTTATCAACTTTGTTACCAACAGTTTTAAATCTCATTGTTCGTTCCCCCTGCTTTCACTACGAACTATAACTTCTGGCAACTTTACCAATAACACCTTGTTTACGACGATTAGTAACAGTCGTATTACCCATCCAGGCAACATGACCAACACGGGAATCGCCATTTATAGGTTTAAAGAAAGTTCTACCAGCGTCATCTTCAAGCATTTTGAAATCTGAGTCTTCCTCATAAATCATCTTGAAGAATTGAGGATTAATAAAAAATCCACTACCGTTTGTCAATGAACTTGGCAAGCCACTTCCACCTGACAAGGTTGGAACAATACCATTGGCAACATCAGGAACTTTATCATCCATAACAAAATGAGCACCCTTATAAACTACGTTTTCAAAGGGGTAAGCCTCATCTTCTTGTGGTTTTACATAACGATATTTTTGATACAAAGCATGAACAAAAAGCTCATAAGTAGTTTCATCAAAGAGAATAAGTTTTATCTTTCCGCCAGTACCTAATGATGCTTGATTGAAAATCTGATCGACTTCCAAAATGAAACCATCATAAGTAGTCGCGGCGGAAACTTTAACCTTATTCTGCCACCAAGTATTTGTAACTTGATTGATATTACCAATTGCAACATTATTTGTTGCGGCGGTATAATCAATTAACTCCGCTAGAGGTTCAATAGAAGATGCACCATTAACAGGACTTACATAAGGAGTAGTTAATGCGCCACCAGCCTGATTAGCAGAACCCCACATAAGAGATTGTGCATAAAATTCCTGAAGGCCCATTTCAGCTTGCTTAATACGAGATTTGATCAAATCAACAATTTTTTGTTTATTTTGCTTTACTTCCTTCATGGAATAAGCAATTGGAGCAGCACATTGTCTCCATTGATAAATACAATCAGTGATTCCATCAGTCGGAACGGTTGACAATTCATCATAACCGTCATAGGCATCGGCGGGTGCCAATCCATACATTAATGGAACCTGAATGTAGGAACCACCATCTTGTCCTTCATAAAGTTCTTTTGTAATCACTTCATGAAAGAAAGCATTGGTAGCACCAATATTGTCAATCAATTCCTTACGATAAGCAGCTAAGCTTAATCCAAATAAGGAGTCTAAATTAGTAGTTACTGCTGAAGGAGCAGAAGAACTACCAAAGGAAATTGTTGTTGGGTTAGCCATTTTCTATTTCTTACCGCGAGCGTTTTGATACGCTTGTTCAATGGCCCAATTAACAGATTCATTAAGACTCATTTTTTTAGTTGGTGCTTCCACAGTACGAGCAGTACCGGGCGAGGTCTTTAATCTGTCTGGTGCATGATTAGCATTTCGACGAATTTTATCCGCTATTTCAGCAGAAACTTTTGCTGAACTTCTACCCGCAGTAGCGAGCGAATGAAGATGTCGAATATAAGACTTAACACTAACGTTTGGCCCTGGTGAAATTTCATTCATCAGTTGTGCCATACGATTTTCAACTTTTCGACTTTCACCTTTTGTCTCACGAGCTAGAATATCCAGTTCGTTTTTTACTTCATTTTCCACATTTTGAAGGTGGATTTGTTCCATTGAGGCGTCACGTTCATTACGTTCTCCCTCAATGATTTTTTCAATTACTGGACCCAATTTCTTGGAAAGTCCAGGATATTCTGGTAATGCCTCATCAATGATTTCAGCAATACCCTTCTTTGCCTCCGCCACTTCCTTCTTTGTTTCAAGAGGTTGGTTTTTTAATAGGCCGGATTGTTCTGCAAGAGCGGCTACAATAGAATTGCGGAGATTAGGATCAAGAAGAGCTTTATAAAGAGTTTGGGCCTCTTTAAGCTGGGCGGGACTCAGCTCTGCTGTTTCTTCTTTTTCTTCCTCTTCTTCACCTTCAGTACCTTCTTCACCTTCTTTTTCTTCTTCAATGGTACCTTCAGGTTTTTCTTCTGATTCAATTTCTTTAGTAATTGTTTCTTCCGCCACGGCGATGGCATCAGTAAGAGCTGTGTCAGACATTATGCAATCCTTTCATATTCATAACCATGATCTCGAATATATAAATTAAAGTAAGTACCTTGAGAACCAGAAGATTCAAAATCGACATAGACGTCTAAAGGCACGTCCTTATACTGATAGGTTCCTCTTTGTTGGAATGTGATAACCATCACTTTAGTTAACGGATTGTATTCTACGTCGTTGACGCATTCACTTTCCGTGCGCTGTTTAAACTTAAAGCGAAGAAGACGATTAAGGGTAATTGGATCAATATTAGGCATTATTCCACAAATCCAAAAATTGGTGAAATATCAATTTTAATAGTTTGAGAAGATCCATCAGATGGATGGTTAGATCCTGATCCACTACAATCAACTCTAATAGCACCTTTTACAGTATTAGCTTTTAGAATTTTTCCAACAAACTCAGATGCTGCTTCTTTTAACTCAGCTTCTGGGCCACTAAGGTAAGTAATTTTTTCAAATTCATTTGCAACTTTTGCGGTTACTGCTGGTATCTTACCAAATGCATTGATACTCCAACTCATATTTTTCTCCTTTTATTGTACCAATTGATTCTGCAATTGATCATTAATTTGAGCAGTAGTATTGGGTTTTTGCTGTTGAACAATTTGTTGAGCAGCAGAGCCACCAGCAATTCCCTGTGGAGCACCTTCCATTGCAGCTTGTGGATTAACTGCCGCCTGTAATTGTTGCATTTTACCCATTTGCATAAGAAGAGCCATTTTCTGAAACTCTCTTATAGCTTTCATATTTCTGTACCCAATACGATAAGCTGCCTCCCGCACCAACGTTGGCGAAAACGCAATCATTGGAAATTGTGTGAGCACACTAATGAACTCGATAAACTTTTGTTTTTCGGCATTTTGTGCTGTATCACTCAATGAGGTAACGTCAACGTTGATGCGGAAATCGTAACCGTCATTCAAGTCTTCACTTGTTACATAACGGAAAGCCTCCTTTTGCTCTTGTACTTCCCCCAAAAAGTTTTCATCACCCTCTTGACTTAAAATTTTTGCGTAAACTCCAAGAACAAATTTGTCCCGAACTGTCAAAAGGATTTCCCGACCAATTTCAGAAATCCATTTCACAATTCGAGCTAACTCCTTATTTTCTCTGATTGTCCCACGAGCTTGAACAATTTTAGCTTGTGTTGCGGTAGTACGATCTGGTATTCCTCTATCTTCCTGAGCGGTACCGGAAATTCTATCAAGATCATCAGCAGATGTTTGTATAGCTTCCGTTACCGCATTACCTAAATCAGCATTTTCCACAGGAACAATAGCCTGCGGCATTTTTGTCTTAACCAAAGCGCCATCAGGACCAGTTTCAAATTTCTCAAGTTCTTCATCATCAATCATTCCCTCTTGAACTTGGAATTTTCTAACAAATCTTCTTCGATGAGCACGCAACATTTCACGCGTTTCATTAATTTCGTCTTGTGGACTTAACCAGTGAAATGCTGGTGGGATGGGATAAAATCCTTCAGTTCGGATTCTTCTATCAGGACGGTAATCAAGGAGGGGGAGTCGTTTAAATTTTCGTTGAAATACTGTAACAGTTGGAGCGTCGAGCACGAGAAGTTGGAGCATTGCTCTTAGATCCCAAATATGCCAGAGTCTAATTTGATCTTTGATGAAACTTTCTACATTACGATCTCCAGATTCAGTATCCATTCTAGGAACTGTTTCAGAAGATAAAATTATTTTCTCTTTGTTCATCAAACCTTTCATTGCTAAAAGGTCATCTTTGTGAACATAATCATAATAGCCAACCCATGAGCATCTATTAAGATACTTGTGATCTACTCCACCAACGCGGAAACGTGTAGCTCCTATATGCTTAATGTAGATTTGCTCATTTGTAGGAAGTTCTTCAGGTTCTTGTTTAATTTTTGGTTTACCCGAAACATGAGCATCAGTATTCTTGTTCAACAATGGCTTAGGAGCATTGGGATTAAGAATCCAATCAGCGGAATAACCAACTTCAATTATTCCAAATCTACTAAAGGAATCTTTATAGGCCATTTCCATTTCTTCAGCAAAATGACCATGAATGTCTTGTGTTACAGTATTTAGTGTATCCTCCTTTAATTGAGCACTATTCATTGCTGTTTCAGGATCAAATTGCGCTGATTGCGGTTTCGGACTCACTTGAAATACTGGAACAGTTGGAACAAATTGGGCTATTTTAATTGCAATTGTTTCGAAGAATTTGTTAATCACATATGGATTGTAGCCAAGTTCCCTTTGACTCTTCCACATGATTCCTTCATAGTATTGTTCGAGGATTTTACATTTAAAAAGACCCTCCCACTGCTTATAGTAGCGATCGGCAGAGGAAATTCGATCTTTCCAAATATTATCTTCGATTACTTGTTTAGGCATTTAATTTTCTTACTGGCTGTAGAGATCCCCAACCTCTGGGCATTGGCATCAATTTTACTTGACCGCTTCCATTTAAGTCACTACCTGGGGAATAGACACCAGTAAGTCCTTTAGGCACTGTTAGCTACCAACGTATTCTCTTTTCTCTTCTTCATCATACGGAAATAATCGAGGGTATTAACCTTTACAGGTCTTTTGGGTTCCCGCCTTGCCAAACAATGCATTGAAACAAAATATCTGACGCAGTCATAAGCATGATCTGCTATTGATTCTTCACGGTCATCACAATATTGGGCCGAGCCATCAACATAACCAAGGAGTTTCCTTCTTTGGGATTGTAGTTCATTTATTGAATAATAACACCCATTGGGATATTCTTGGGATTTTTTGATGAAGAAGATTTGAGGTCCAGATTCACATAAAAATGATTTTATATGGGAATTAAGAAGCTCATTGATCCTGTTTCTCGTGGCGAACTCATTATTATCAGCAGGTAGCCAGGCTATGCCTTTGCTATCTCCAATGTCGGAAGTAAGATATTCTTGAGAAACAGTCCAAAAACCTGACACACCCATATCAGTTTTCTGCATTGTTTTCTTAAATATCTGAGGATCAGCATAATTTCCAGAATAAACTTCATCTCCACTTAATTCTTGGATTGCCTTACGATGTTGACTAATAGTCTTATTAGGGCAATAATACTCACGATAGCAAATATACACACCGCCCAATGCTGCAAACCAGAGACAACAAGTCGGGCTTGCGTCCCCATGATCAAGTATTCTAAATAAATTGCCCTTCCGTTTAATATGATCAAGTAGCTCATCACTATAATTGAGCAAACTATCAGAATGCAGGCGATGGATTTGGGCATTACTTATTCCCCATTGTCCCAATACAAATTTCTCAACATATTCACCACCCTTCTGTAAGGCACTCTGATAACTTTCGTAAGACCCTAATGTCGGGTCCCACCTACCTTCTACAAAGAAATACGCTTCGCGTCTCTCAAGAGAGTTAGGGTGATATTTACGATAAATATAATGGTACTGAGTATCAGGATTACAAAGAAGCATTAAATAGGATGGTGCTTCATATTTTTTACTCCTATTATTCTTTGGCCAGTTCGGATATGCTCTGAGTAAATTATCCGGTACTTCCGCGTTGTCCCATCTTCCAATACGCGCGTCCAATACGTCGTAGACTTTTTCTTCAGTTTCTTCGGCTTGGTCAACAAGGACACTGTTAACTTCAAGACCACGTAAGGAGTTTTCATCTACTTTATCCAAATGCATCCAATAGATCTGTGATCTATTTTTGAGGACAGTAAGTCCTTCCTGTTGATTATTGGATTCAATTAGTTCTGGCGGACACAATTTGAAGAAAGTCTGATAAGTAGTACGCATTAAATCTGCTCGTACCTGACGAGCAATAGCCATCCGGTAATTAGGAAAAGTACTAAGTAATGTAAATGCCTTTAGGCATCCGGCGTAGGTCTTTCCATTATTAAATCCACCAGAGAAACATTCATTTCTCTTAGTAGAGTAATAAAAAGCCCTTTGTTCGGGGTTCGCAAATGTTACTTCTAAATTCATTGTCCAACTACTTGCTTACTTAATTCTCTAGTTTTAATTGCTTTATAAAGAGGAAGGAGTTCCCTGGCAATAATTTTAGCTGGAACAGGATTTTTACTTTGAATAATATCACTATATACCTGCATAGGGTTTTTATCATATATATTATGAGGTTCCTGGGTTGATATAATTGCCTCTTTTATAGCTGATGTACTAATAGGTTGTCCTTTTGTTCTTGTTTCAAATTCGAAAGAGGGATTTTGAGGACCCCCGCTAGAAATTCTTGCATTTACTTTCTGAAATGTTGGAGAGTCAGTCATTAAAGATTTATCAGCCATACCATAATGTTTAGGACTCTCTTTATCAGTATTAAAATTATTATAAATTTTAGCAGTTTCTTGCTTTACCTGTTCAAATTCTTTTGGTGTCATCGCATCAAACACGGCATTGTAATTTCCTATATTTCTTATAGTTTTACCATAACCTATATCCGCTGTAGGCTTTGATGGGGGTATTTCAGTTGGATCAATAGCAAAACGAGTTTGTCTTGTTTTTTCTGGTATAACTGGTGTTCTTGAAGTTGCTACCCCTTGAAATTGATCACCGCTTCCTGGATTAATTTTCCCCTGATGTAAAATTTCAATAGGTGATCCAGTAGCATGATATAATTCATTTCTAGCATTAATTACATCATGAATATCAGGGGGGGCTAAAGCACGTTCTGTATCTCGTTGAGCTAAAGCTTTTAAAGTAGAAATTGGAAGAGAATTCATTCCAGCTTCATTTCCACCCGCCCCACCAATAGCACCACTAGTAATAGTACTAATTATATCAGCTAATTGAGGATGTGCAGCAGCAAATTTTTGTGGACCAGGAAGTGACCCTAACATATAGGGGATTGATTGAGCAGGATCAAATGCTGTCGCAATTTTTGAAGCTACAGAACCAAGATTTTGTAAAAATTGTGGTGCTTGTGGTCTACCAGCACTCATATAACGTTCTGGTAAAGCACTAGGATTCCCTGATACTCCAACGGAGGATTCCCAATCAGTTCCGGGGCGGAGATTTGGTTCCATCTTAAAGAATTTTTCCCTAAGATAGTTTAAATAATCCGAATTAAAACCAAAGGGAACTGGATCAGCCATTTCCTCTTACCTTAACAATTAGTTCGAGGCGGGAGTGTACTCCCAATTTTAAATAAATTTGTTCAGTATGTTTTTTAATAGTATCATTATGTCGATTATGTTTCATAGCAATTTCTTTAGCATTTAATGATGTAAAAACAAGATCATTGCAAATTTCACGTTGTTTAGGAGTTAACAACTGCATTAAATCCATGCTTATTAAAATTAATCTTTAACCTATAATGAACTCCATGCAATATCTGTGTAATACGAGTTTGACTAATTCCATTTAATTTAGCCACTGTTTCCTGTGTGAAATCACTGTAATAATATTGCTTAATAATAGATTGCTCACGAAAATTTAGTTTGTCCAATGCAATAGGTATAAAATTTTCTAGTTCTTCTTTACAAATTTTTTCAAGAACTATTGATTTAACAGGAATTTCATACTCATTATCATCATACATTGAGTCAAGAGATTCAGTATGAGAATATTGTTTATGAATCCAATCCCACATTGCACCTTTAATTCTAGGACGTATAAAATTAATAAATGAACCAATCTTACTATTGTAACGAGGAATAGATTTTAGAACAGCCAAATAACCTTCTTGTACTAAATCTAACTTATCTATCCATATAGGTATTTTACATGAAATTGATTTCGCAATTGACTGAACTAAAGGCATTGCCTCAAGTAACAAGATTTCGTTTTGTTGCAAAAATTACTTCTTAAGACTTGTTGGGTGATATTCATTGAATCCATTAAAGAGGACAACAATCATTTCGTTCTTCCCAGGAGGGATTGTCTTAAGAATTAAGCCATCAGAATAAATTTTTGTACCCATAGGACGATTGATTTTATCTGTTTCTTTAACTGTCATTTCACTTTCACTATGAGTAAGGGTGTAATCCTTATCTTTGATAAGAACTACTCCATTGGCGGAAACTTGCATAACATTAGAAATGTTTCTACCAAGAGATAAATAGGCATCATCAGATCCTTTACGATTCACTTGAAAACATAAAATAAAATGATTTTCAGGATCACAAGGATTTGGTGTTGTTACTTCAATCTTCTTTGGAAGAGGGAGAGGTTTTGGCTTAAACCAATTAAAGGGATTCCAGCTAATGAAAAGCAATAAAAATATCATTATGAAACCCCTTGGACATAACAAGGACCCCAAACAATGGATTGTTCTCTATAATAAATCAATCCAGTAGAAGGATCAGTATAGGCATAGCCTACAGAATTAATATCTTTATCACCAAAAGCCGCGTGGAAAACTCCAGTATAGCCCATTATTGGTGCTCCAATAGGACTACCAGAAGGTTGAATAGGAGTGGCGGGTGCATCAGGATCAGGCAATAATGAAATTTTAGTACCAGAGGCATCAATTGTCAATATATTACCAATTGGTACCAATTTAGTTGATTGGTTAATGGCACTTTCAATATTCAAATTGTCTGATATAGGATTTCTTCCATTCTGCCAATCATTCTCACTAGCAACAAAAATATTTGTAGCTTTTATATCATCTACAGATGCAACAAGAATTGATTGGGGAATTTGTGAAGAGGGAGTTCCAGTTTGGGCTTGAATGTGATAATTCTTTACATTCAAATTAAATCCATTCACAGTATTTCGATTTGCCCAAAAAGCTTTCTTATGTAGATAATCAAGAGTTTCTACAAGAATTTGCTGAAGAGGTGCTGAAAGTGATGACATGATTAACCTTTCACTCTTTTTAATCTTGGATTAGCTTTTTTAGCCTTCTCACTTGCATTTCTTGTTCTAGCGGCCAATATGGCCCCTGCAACTTTTCGTGAAAAACCTTCATGCTGAATATGAGATTGAACAGCTTCAAAACCAGGATGGGCTTTCATACTATTCTAATTTATTCACTGATCTTTCATTAGTCTTTTCAGACCCTGCTACACGAGCAGTATCAGCTTCATCAGGCTCTTTTTCACCCATCATTTCTGCCATATGCTTTCCAGCATGTTTCATGGATTTGACAACATGGTGATGTGGTTCCATATTTAAAATTGAAGGTCCACGCATTGATTGAGCTGGTTCCTTAAAATGTGTCTCAATATGGATTGAACCATCATGTTGTGGGTGAACACGGAAATGATCTACATCACCTTTTTCACGGCTTTTAAAACCATGTTCCGTTGCGGTGTCTTTTCGTTCACCTTTCTTTTCTTTTTCCTTCGCCAAATGCTTACGAACACCTTCATGAATCTTTTCACCTAAGCCAGCCATTACTTCACCTTCCCCAATTGATTCCGCAAAGCGGTTTGCATAAGTCTAATACGAATACGAGGTTTACGTAAAGTTCCACCTTTAATTTTAATCGGGCGGATGCTTGCTCCTTGCAAACTTATGCCCATGCTTCCTGGCAATTTTATAAGGGAGCCCGGATTCTTTAGTGCTGGCAAATTCATGTTGTTGTTTGTGAGTCATTTTCAATAACCCACGATTCCTTTTGTATAGTTTTTCAGGATGATGTTCTGCAATTGCAGTTGCAATCCTCATTGCTACACTTGGGGCGGGCATAATTATTTCTTATTTAATGCGGCAGCAGTAGCTTGTGCATCCGCCTTGGTCATAGGAACACCAACAGATTGAAATCCACCAGTTTCAATATCAAATTGTTTGGGAGGTTGAAGAGGGGAGGGGATTAAACCATTAATCATTGCTTGACTTCCAATGATTATAGGAGCTGCTGGCGGAAATAGAATAGCACCTGCTATACTTGCACCTGCAACTCCTAAATGAGCAATGGTAAACCAAAATTGTTTACTTTTTAGAAAACTCATTTTAAAGTCCAAAAGCCTGTGCTACTAATTGGCCATCAGTAATGAGCTTTGTTAGGGCATCTTTTTGAACTTGAGTCAGATTTGTTTGTGCTGAAAGTACACCTTCAGCCACAACAATAGCTTCTTGAATCGCAAATTGTAACCAAAAATTCTTTGGCATTTTAATAATCCCTTCCTAAACTTTCAACAAGATCTAAAATTCGTGCAACATCTGGATGTTTTTCCAGTGGATTAATTAGTTCATTGAGTTG